TTAGTGGCATGGCACCACCTATGCATTCAGAGCGTCAAGGTCATCCCAAACACGTTGAGCATGTGCAGCCGCGTCGAAAGCAACAGTTGCATCTGGATCATTCGGGTCTGGGTCTGTCCAGCTATTCGCTGTCGCTTGTGTTGATAGGTATGTCTGCAAGTCTGCTTGTGTGGCTATGACTTCAATAGCATCAGATGTGTCAACGCCATCCGCTGAAATGCCAATCATAATCCAATCTTGCGGGGATGCAGTGCTTGGGTCTGCAACCGCATACATGCCGCCTGTTGATTGTGGGACGCCAAACTTTAGCCAAGCTGGGATAGTCCCATCAGCTTCAAGTCTGTATTTTACAACTTTATGAGCCATCAGTTTGATCCTCTATTTGTGGTATATTGGTTAGTGATGTTTCGTCTAATATAGCAAAACCACGGCTTTCTGCAAAGTCGCTAGGGCAGTGCGCCCATTTCTCTGCACAAGCCTCTAGCCACTGCACCGTGTGGTGATGCTCTGGTGCCTTGCCTTGCTTGATTAGCTCGTTTTCCCATTGAAGGTAGGAGTAGACTTCCGCTTGCGCCTGTGCCGCGTTGATGCCCAAATCAAACACATAGATTAAGTTCCCCTCGTCTATGTTGCCGCCACGGCTACGCGCTGCATTAAGAGCCTGTTTCATGCAAGTCATAATGTGGTATTTGACCTCTTCACGCTCGTAATCCTCTTCGGTCAACTCTTCTTTGCCGATCTTCTTCATCAGGTTTTCATACTGATTGCTAAAGAAGTTTAGCTTGCGAACCGCACCTTCGACGTAGCCACGGGATGACGCGGCTTGCGCTTCCATCTCGTTAATCTTTACCTCTAGCATTTCGCGCTCTAGGTCATCTGTCTCTTTTGACAGCTTGCGTTCTAGCTTCTTGAGTTTGACCTCGTTCTTCTTCATGCGGAAGTAGCCCTCTTGCAGGGCTGACTTGGTTTTCTCAATCTCCGCAAGTGTGTGCTTAATAGAACGAATAGGCGTGATTGCAGTGACGTCTAGCGTCACCGACATCATCTGCGAGTGCGACTTGTAGAAGTTGCTAGACGCTTGGCGTATTGCAGGGGCTTTCTCCGCAATGTTTGCCAGCATAGATTTATATTCAGGCTTCGCCGCTGGAAGCTGAATGTCTATGTCTTGCGTGACTAGATGTGTTTCTTTTGCTGTATCTTTTGGCATATTTAATCCGCTGGTTTATAGCTACACGTTACGTCATCAAAAACATAATTTTCTAACTCTGGTATGTCTGTGTTTTCTAGCAAGTTAGCCCAATCTGCTTTTACCTGATTTTGTTTTTCCAACTTTTCGGCGGGTGTCATATCTTGAACGTGCCAAACATCTTTATACTTACCGTCAACAATGGCATATTCTAACCCATTATGTGGGAAAGCTATCGCAATATTGCCACCAACACTTTCATTGAACTTTTCATATGGCCCAAGATCAGGCGGTTCAACTCTTTCAAATTCCATCCAACCATTAGGCGCACCATTATCAAAATTATGGCTTGGATAAAGTTGTCTTAGATTGGCCTCAAAGTGAGGATGATCCACAAACATATTGTTTTCATCTACTTTAATATACAGCTTTTCCATTATTCATCTGCCGTTCTAGTTGATGGAAATTGTCTATCTGCACCAGGCCAAATAATTCGAACTGCACCATTTGCATATGGCGTTCCTGATGTTAAAGAGCTACCGTTTGATGACCCTGAACCACCGCCATAGAGACCACCTGGGGTATCTGTTCCTGATCCGCCACCATTTGCGCCCCCTGATCCACCGTTTACATTGCTTCCTGTAGCTTTCGATGCACTTGAACCTTCACCTAAAATTCCAACACCGCCACCGCCATACCCGATGCGATAGTCGCTCCCGATGTAAGACGCTCCGCCGCCACCCGCACCGCCAGTTCCCGCCGTATGGTTGTTGCTATTTCCACCATTGCCACCAGCACCAGAATAGCCCCCTGCGCCACCACCTGAACCATACGATGATCCCGCTGGAGAGCCCGATCCACCATTTCCACCACCATCTCCTGTGCCACCTGATCCACCCGCCTGAGTTGATCCACCATGGCTACCGTTCTGGCCGCCATTTGCCACACAAGTTGTAGTATTAAATGAACTTGATCCAGCGTAGGTGCCGCTAGAACCACCACCCGCACCAACAACAACACTATAACTATTCCCAGCGGTGACAGAAATATTGTTTTTATAACGAAGTTCCCCGCCAGCACCGCCTGAACCTGATGCGCCACGGCCCCCCGCGCCAACTGCGACCACAGAAACCGAAGTAACACCAGCAGGTGCAGTCCAGCTATACGTTCCAGCCGATGTGTAAGCCTGTTGTCCCGCATTAACATTACCTTGCGTGGGCCACAAATCAGCCTTTCTGTAAGCTAATGCCTCCGCAAGTGACCACACGCCGCTTGCCGCATCAGTTTCATTTTCCCCTGCGGGTGCTGTCGGAGTATCTGTTATAATGTTTCCTAGATAACGCTTAGGCATTATTAAAGTCCTCCGTGGGCGTTGGAACAACCAGCAAACGCATAGCGATCTCTGGTTAAATCCCCATAATCAGTAGAATTGCCTGTTGAGGCGATGGTTACAAACTGAATAACATTGTCATCACCAGTTCCAGTGCCACCCGCATAGAAGCCCCTAGTTGAACTTGCGCAACCCGCACCTTGTTGCCGTGCCGATAACAAGTCACCGAAATCTGTTGCGTTACCTGTCGATGCAATTGTGACGTATTGTATAGTATCACCACTAACATCACCGCCAGCGATTATGCCCCGTGTGCTATTAGAAAAGCCTGTGCAAAACCGCGTTGTTGCAATCAAGTCTCCAAAGTCAGAGGCGTTACCCGTAGAAGCTATTGTTACATAATCAATGACATTTGATCGACCAAAATCATATGTGTCACCGCCAGCAAAGCATCCTCTAGTTGATGAAGAAAACGCAGCTATGTGGTTTCTGTAAACCGTTATATCCCCAAAGTAGGTTGAGTTTCCTGTAGACGCAATCGTGATATAATCTATGTCTTTGTTGGCAGTGGTTACATCATTGGTGTTTATTACACCGCGCGTTGATGAACCCATTGCCGATGTGCCTTGAATAACTTTTCTTACATCACCAAAATCAACTGCGTCACCCAAACTAGCTAGTGTGATGTAGTCCATTGTGTTTACCGTTGACCCGACTATCTCACCGCCAATGAAAACACCTCTGGTAGATGATGAACACGCTGCGTTGCCACCTCTAGCTTGCGTTAAGTCGCCAAAATCATAAGCATTGCCCGCAGTCGTCAGACCGATCCAATCAATATCCGCGTAATATGTTCCTGCGTTGCCGTAACCAGCGAAATAACCTGTGTCTCCTGAAGGGCCAAACGTAGGCCAACCATCTCTGTTTTGGAAATGCGTCGAGAGCGACCATACACCTTGATAATTTGGCATTATGAAATCCCTCCGTGACTGTCACCGCCACAAGTCGTAGCCCTTCGACCTTGTGTCAGATCACCAAAATCCTGTGCATTACCTGTGCTTGCTATTGTAATATAATCAATATTATTTCTATTAGTGCTACTGGTTTCACCACCGCCATAAACTGCACGAGTTCCATTGCTAGTTCCACCTGCGCCCTGAAGCGCCTCAGTTAAATCACCAAAGTCAGTAGCGTTGCCTGTTGAAGCTATAGTAACGTAATCTATTATGTTATATTTAGAAGCCCCTTCTCCCCCTGCAAGACAAGCTCTAGTGGTAGAACCTGCACCTGCGGGTGAATATCTAGCTTGCGTAAGATCACCAAAATCTATGGCATTACCAGCAGAAGCTATCGTTATATAATCAATAACGTTACTGCTACTTCCTCCGCATCTTAGTCCTCTTGTTGGGGATGCAACACCTCCATTACTGTTCGTAGTATCTGTTGTATCACCAAAATCTGTAGCATTGCCTGTGCTTGCAATAGTTATATAATCTATCGTGTTATCTGTGCCTGTTTGTTGGTCACCATTAAAAATTACGGCTCTTGTATTGTTAGAACAGCCCGCCATATTATATCTACCAACAGTTAAATCGCCAAAGTCTGATGCGTTACCTGTCGTAGCGATTGCAACATAATCCAAGGTAACGGCATAGGTTGCTCCTGAGTTTATACCAGCATTAAAAACACATCTTGTGCTTGATGACATAAGAGAGGGAGCGCATTGTCTTGCTATAGTAAGATCACCGAAATCTGTAGCATTACCAGTGCTTGCTATGCTTACATAGTCTATAGTATTTACCCTAGTTCCTGTAGACCCTGCACCAAAAATGCCCCTTCCAAGTTGCGGGCTAACACTCCCACTCGCATCACTAGGCGCAGAATAACCAAACGCATTGATTGCCCAGACGTTAAACGTGTAGCTTGTGCCGTTGGTTAAGCCAGTGACGGTTATCGGTGATGATGTTCCTGTCGCACCTATACCGTCATTGGATGTAGCAACATAACCAGTGATTGCGGAGCCACCGACATCGCTTGGCGCGGTAAACGAAACTGTCGCCTGTGTATCACCGCCCGATGCACTAACACTTGTAGGGCTGTCTGGCGCATTAAGCCCATCGTGGCCTATGAAGCCGCCTTTACCTTTAGCCATCGGAAACTCCTAATTAGCTAATTTCCTCGTAGCTCACGATCACTTTCAAATCGTTTGCAGTGCCAGCAGTTGCTGTGATCGACTTATCTTCTTCAAGGTAAATCGCTGTGTTCTTATCCAACGCAACCAATGACGCATCCGCAGGGACAGAAATCGTGCTAACGATCTCGCTGTTTGTGCCAGCACCCGCCGCCGCTGAATTGTGCGAAATTGTAATGTCGCAAGCGTTTGTTCCATCCACGTTTGCAATCTGGATCATATTAATTTTAAACACTTTGCCAGATGATGCAGCGTTAGAAACAATGCTTGTCGCTGATGTTGTTGTTAGGGAAGTTGTAGACGTTTTGCCTGTGATAGTGCTTACGCCAACGATATTTGGTGCCGCCATTGTTAAATCTCCTTAGCCGAACACGATTGCCATAGCTATGGCTTTACCAGTGGATGCAGCATTGTCTAGCTGCGTTTGAATGTTGGATGTTGCGCCATCCAAATAGTTAATTTCAGCCGCAGTTGCTACGATAGCAGTCCCGCCAACTTGCCAAGAACCTTCTGTAAGGTTTGGTGCGATAGCTGTTGTTCCGTCTAGCAGATCATCAGTCTTATCCCAGTTTGCATTTAGATAGCCACCCCAAGCGTCCTCATCGCCGCCAACGGTAGGCTTGTTAAAGCTATATGTTGTTGTCGTAGTCGCCATTTACGCGGCCCTTTCTAAATAGTCTGCCTCTGTCCATGTGTTCGTAGGATCAGCGGCATCCGTCCATATGGTTGTCGGATCATCTGCATCTAGCCACTTGTAACGCGCATTCACATCGGGCGTAAAGTCCATGCTGTCTGACGCAGACATCAGTCTAACTCTGTTATACGCTATATCTGGTGAAATTGAAATAGTGGCTGTTGAACGCCCAACAACGTCGATAACACCATTGGATGTGAATGTTGTCGTAATCGCTGGGTTTGCAGATACTTGACGCACAACTTGGTAAGAGACAGTTGGCGTGACAGAAATAGCTGTTGATGAACTGCCTTGCTCAATACTTATGTTTTTACCGTATAGATAACTTCCGTAAGTATTCTTGCCGTAACCTGGTCTAAAGCCCTCAATAACATCATAAGTCACCGCAGTGATGCTCATAATGCCTTGCAAGCTAACCGTAGCCGTTGCGTCTTTGATAATAACACCACTTGGCTGCGATGCCGTTGTGGTGATGTTTGCTGTAGAACTTGCCTCAACAATCGTCACAGCCGCCGCACTTGCACTTACGCTGAAAGACGTAGACCCTGCAAACTGCGTTGTTTCTGGTTCACCATAAAGGCCAGAGCCAAAAACACCTGTGTTATATGTTGAGCGTAGTGCCATTAAGCTGCGGTGATGTCTAAGTCACCTGTTGGGATGCGGAATACATCGCCATCATTGATCGCCTTAGCTGTGGTTAGCGCAGAGTGGACAATCATGTTGCCGCCTGTTGCTGCGTCCATCACACCGATATGGCTGATGGTTCCCCAGTTACCGCCAGATGCCGCAGGGAACTCAACCGCCGCAGAGTTAGATGCAGTGTCGCCTGTCACGGTGAATGTTACCGCTGTGCGGGCATAGCCTGTGCCTGTTGATACCTCTGTGCCAGCAGTGCCAGTGTCTGTTGGGTCAGATGTGAAAAGACCAATATACCAACTGGTCGGGCGCGTAACACTATCAGTAGTCAAAAGATACTGTAGCGTATGCGTCTCAAAAGCGTTTGTTAAAGACATGGATTTCTCCGTTAGATATATCTAGGCGCAATATACACCATTTTGCAGTTAATAACTAGATATGATAATTCTGCGACCAGAACCACCAAACCGTGTGTCGTCTGAGGCTTTTTGCAAAGAAGCTAGTGCGTTCTGATACAAGCTCGCCCAGGTTTGTGTTCTTGCGTCATCCAGCAAGTAAGGTGCTGACTGCATCAGCGCACCATACAAGTAAATATCTGGGTCAGACTGCAATAGCCAAGTGTAGGTGTTGCTGTCACTTAAACTTGGGATTTCGGAGTAATACGCAAGCTGCATGGGATATTCTGCATCAGGCGTTGGAAAGACCTCAATAGCTTCACCGATCTGTGAATAGTATTGCGGGATGCCAGTTGTGTCGCGGTTTTGCTCACGCTTTTCTAGCATATCCTCAGTGCCAATAAGGTCTAACCGTCTGGTATGCGATGCGGTGATGTTAAACCGAACTGTCTCTAACCAATCAGCAGGCACTTGGACGTAGCGGCTGTCTAGCGTTGCGTCTACGCGCTCAATCATTTTGTAGTGACGCAGCTTGCGGTTAATATCTACCTCTGCAAGCGTGATGAAATCAGGAATAACAGACGTTAAGTCATCGCGGTTTAACCAGTTGCCAACTGCGGTTTTTAACTCTGCATAAGTCGTAATAGCCATTTAGTTCACCATTTACAGCGATCAGCCCAATATGCTGCGCTCATTTTACCCTTTGCAATATTCTTAGCGTGTCTTGCCTTGAATGATGCTCTGCGCTTTTTGGCGGCTTCACTCTCGCCCTTGCGAGGTGGCGAACCACTTACACCTTTTTGACCAAACCGTATTAGCTTGGTCTTACTACCCTCTTTTGCCACAACTGCGTGGGATTTGCTAGGATGACTTGGTGTTCTTACACACTGGTTAAACCTAGAAGCACCGATTTTAGATAGGCGAGGGTCTTTAGCCACGAGGATACCGTCCTGTGTTCATATAATCCAAATAGTCACGATAATCTTGCGCAAACGTTGGTGAGAAGCGTGGGTCTGTTGATATAATCCGCGCCATGTCTGGGACAGTAGGTTCATTCATAGTTGGAACAATCTGACTGCCTTGATAGGACATATTGGGTGTAACACTAGCCTGTAGTTCGCGCAGACCGTCTATTCCATATAATTCTACAACCTTATCTAAAAACTTTTGAAGACCATTAGGTGCTTCATCGCGATAATACAAATAGTTCTCTATTAACGCCCCTTTACGCAAATCAAATTGATCGCGTGTATCAAACCGATATTGGTCGCGTGGATTGTAAATTGATGCATCCGTTTCTGAAGAAATGCTTGCTGTCGGAGCAGTGTAGCCTGGTATAGAAGGCATGGACATATCTGGGTAATCAGAAGGCGCAGCCGTAGGTGGTGTCATTGGTGGCATTTGATTAGGGCCGCGAGGATCAAACCGATCTTGCTGCAAACCACGCTGACGATCCATTTCCTTCATGGCGGCACGTTCACGCATCAATTCATCCACAACCGTAGTAACAGCGCGTCCAGTGTCATTCTTGCGTTGGCGTAAGCGATCCTCATAGCCTGCGGGTCTGAATAGCTCGTTTGCTAAGAGGCTTAGAAGTCCACCGCCCTCGAAGCGATCACCGCTGCGCCCAGCACCGCCACCGTCAATCATATCCATCAAGCTAGTATAGCGAGGACGATCATCGTAATAACCATAAGCCATTATTTCTTAGCCTTCTTTTTCTTTGCCTTTGCAACAGCCTTTAGGTCGGCTTTCGTAATCTTCTTTTTGTTTCCCGCCATTGCAGCCAAACGCTTCTGCTTTGGTGAATACTTAGAATACGGCATGATTAACCTTTAGCTAAACACTTACCAGCCATTGCGCACTTGCTTGGTGTTGGGCAACCTTTGCACGGTTTAAAGCCTGCTGCTGATGAATACTTACCAGTTTTCATTTCTTTTTACCTTTTTTGGTGGATTTCTTTTTGCCACGCGCAACAGTTAAATTAGCCCATGCATTGGGATACTTAACGCCACGCCGCTTTGACATAGCCTTTGCTCTGGCTTTCTGTGAAGGTGTTAGCTTTGCCATTCATAACCTCTAGAGTTAAAGGCAACATATCACACTACGCAATCCCGCGCAAATTCCTTCTAATAGGCTCACCCCAGTCAGCAGCAGGCTTGTATCCAACAGCTAAATAACGGAACGCATCGGCACCGTGGGAAGTCCAATCGTGCAACGGTCTGCCACGCCAGGTTTTCAGCCTTTCGTCGTAATCCCTGCGGTATTGTCTAAGTGCTTCTATGCCCCTGTTGCATTTGCTTTCGTCAAACCAACAGCGAGGGATCATGCTACGCGCAGCTTGTATACCATCCTCAACCGCTAGTTTCGGCGCAATCTCAATGTGCCGTATGCCCAGCGCGTCAAGCGTTTCAAGCCTGCTTTTCCCTGTTCCCAATTCCTTGACTTGGACATCATGCGGCAGAATGTGTTGCTCGTATTGATAGTCTTTGTCCAAGAGAACTTTTGCATAGTGATCTAATCCTACTCCGCTGTTTTCGTAATAGTCTATAATCCTAACTTCGCGGCCCACGAACTGTGCAAACCAAATTGCAGTGCTGTCGCCTATTCCCAAGTCCCATGCCGTAATGACTGATGCGGCCCGATCATATGGAACACTTGTAATGCGGTCTTGTTCCGTAGCCTCTTTCATTTCTCTTGAGAAGAACGCGCCAACAATTGCCGCTTCAAAGCTGCACTCAAATTCTTGCAAGTAGCGGTCATCGCCCATTGTCCGTCTTGCCTCATCAAGTTCCTCTTGATCCAATATTGATGTTTCAGATGCTTTGAACATTTCTGCATACCAGTTTGGATCGTTTTGTGCTTCATGCCAGATTTCCCAGAAATCGTTTTTTCCTTTCGGCGTTCCTATGAATGTGGCTTTACCCTTGCGATCTGTTAATGCAGGGCGAATGACTGTAGGCCAAGCTGATGCAGGGAAGTCGGCAGGCTCATCCAAAACAACAGCATCAAAGAACAAGCCGCGCATTGCATCGTAGTTATCTGCACCAAAAAGGCGTATTCTCGCACCATTGGGAAAATCTATTCTTAGCTCAGAGGCATTGACCTCTATACCAGGTATGACTGCTGTGAACTCTTTGAGGTAATCCCATGCGATAGCTTTGGCCTGACGATAATACGGAGCGATGTAAGCCACGCGAACATTCTTGCGCTGAATAGTAAGAGCATCACGAATGAGATCATTTATAGCTGCTACAGTCTTTCCAAAGCGTCTATGAGCGACAAGGCAAGCAAAGCGTTCTTTCCTGTTGTGGAAGTCTTGTAGGTGCGCTCTTGGCTTGTAGGGGATTTCTATGACTGCCATTTGATAAGCAATTCACTATCGTCTTTGCCCACATGCTCTTGAACTTGCTTTTCTCTCCACTCATCTGGGAAGCGGTTTTTCATTTGGAAGATCATAAGCGTTGGGTTTGGAGTAACACCTTCTGGGTTCATTCCTAGTGCAGCAGTTCTCAATGCATTCTCCCAGAAACCTTGCGCATAGTCCCTAGCCTTTTTTATGGCGTCGGAAAACTCAGGCTTTGTTTTTTTCCAATCATACAAGGTATCTTTGTGAATATCTAGCTCAAAAGCTATCTGAGTAATGCTAAGTCCTTGTTTTCCAAGGTCTATTACCTGATCGCAGAAACTTTCATCATATTTAGATGGTCTGCCTACTGGTTTGTTTCCCATTAGTCCGTCCTTAAAAGGGTGCGTCTATATGTTGTGTATAATAGTTTATTAGCTACTAAAATGAAAGACCCCCTGGACATACCCGCGTCCAGAGGGCCAGTGAAGGAGAGCCTAGTGCATGGAGCTACACAACCAACAGGGAGGGAGAAAGGTCGGCTCTTGCTATGAAGATAACACAATTTTGCGCACAAAAAAACCCTCACAGGAGTTATCTCAACTGCAAGGGCTTTTTCGATCCAGCGAACCGAAGAAGACCAACCCCTCGGAGCTTTTACATCCTAGCCGTTCTAACGCCTCTAGTCAACTTTCTTACGTTATATGGCCCTCGCGTCCCACGAAATATGATTTGCTCTATTGGGCCTGTTGCACCACGTCTTTCTTGCAATGTAATCTTGGCCTGCACTTGCTCAACGCTGATTTCCTCACCATCTTCAACGCCATCAGGTGGCCCCCACTTTTCTATTTCTTTAGCCAACGCTTGCAACTTCTTTTCATGCTCTCGCGCTGCGTCCAAGTCCTTCACCTCTATATCTGCAACGATAATAGCTCTTAGCTTTCCCATTTTAGTAACTCCGTAATTAACTAATGCATTAACTGTAGTATTAATAAGATGCGCTGTAAATAAAAAAATACCCCCTGCGGAGCGATCACGCGAGGGGGCAGTTCAGTGAGGCAAACCTATGATATAGGTGGGTCAACTCTAGCAGGGATATTGTTCGCTGACAAGTATTCTAAATACGGCTGTAAATGCGCCTCTGTAATTAAACCCATTTGCACCATCTTGTCTGCCAGCTTACCGCGTATATACATTTCGCCCACTGGTTCCCCTGCAATGATACGCTTGGCGTTTAGTGCCAATGTGTCAGGCTTCCACGGCCCTTTGCTTGCTTGGATGTTTGACCGTTGCGTATTCATAGACTTTGAAACGGCTGCGGCTATGTCTGCGGCAGAGGGCCAAGTGCGTGACTTGTGTGCCTCTTTTATCTTTAGCATCGCCCGATCCATTGTGCCGCGAATATGCTCTACTGTCGTGTCATTTGGAAACTTCTGGTTAATCATGCGAACAATGTTGCGGGCTTCTTGTTCTTGTTTGGCAACTGTATCTAAGTGCTTTGGAGTAGCGTAGCCTTCCATTATCTTAATAAGTTCACCTAGAATAACTCTAATTCTTTCTTCGTGTGTCATGCTTCCACCTCATCTTCCCAGCGTTCACCGTTCAGCCATGTGGCTAAGTGCGGTATGAATTGTTTGTCTTTGCCTTCTAACGTTTGCACATAATCCATCAGCTTAGGAAGTAGATCATAGAAGTCTGCCTTCTTAGAAGCTGCTTTAAATGCCTTACGCGCTTGTCCCTTGCCTACCTTTCTAGGATACAAAGACCAAAGCTGATCAAAATAATAATCTACTTCATCGTTAGATGATGAATTATTAGTTTCTTTTCCAAGGTTATTTATTCCAAGGTTATGGGTAGGAAGATTTTGCATAGGGGGGCTGGAAATATTTTCCATGGGGGTAGGAAGATTTTGCACGTCAAATAGCAATTTATACTCATTAGACGTTTGTGATCCATTATCACGCTTTCGCTCAATTACTTGGATCAAACCCAGTGTCTGCAACGTATCTAAGTGCGTTCTTACGCTGCGGTCTGTCATTTCGCATAGTTCCGCTAAACGTTTCTGACTTGGTATGCACAAACCTGTTGTGCCATTGTGATGATCTGCCAACCAATACAGCACAATTTTCGTAGCTGGTTTAAGACCCTGTTGCTTCATAGCTAACGCAGTCATGTAATGAGACATTTTTGCCCTTTCTTATTTAGGCGAGGTTTGTTATTCTGACCTCGCTGGTTACACACATTTATTATACAGCATCCTTACTTATTGCTAAAGCCCTCAGTCTTTTGACTGGGGGTTTTTTCTGCTTCCTTGATACATAAACCAATTCGCATTGCGATCTGCGGAACAATCGCATTTCCTAATCCTTTAAGTCTGTCCACCCTTCTGGGTATCCCATTAGCCACTCTACCCACTGGGGGTTCAGGGAGCCAGAACTGCGCGTTTCTTTGACTGCTGTCGTCAGCCCGATCTGCTTGCCCATCTTTATTCTGCGCTTGATGCTGGGATCTTCCATGCAGCCGCGATCTCTGTTGTCGCTTGCTTGCGGCGTAGGCCACATCGTCCGAGCCACGACTGTCTCTAGGTTTGGGAACTTGTCGTTGACCCTGTTGTGAATGTTCTCCGCTGCCATTGCTGTGCAAGCTCTCGGCGTAGGCCACATCTGCACATCCGTTCTGAGGCTTTTGTTTTGCCCGCCGCCAGACGTTCCCTGACTGTCGGCTGCTGATGGCGTCGCCCACATTGTCGGCTCTTGTGCTTCCTTCCATGCTTGCACTGTCTCTGGGTTGACTTGCTCTCTCAGATTGGCTGGCCTCGCTCTGCCCTTCCGACTTGTTGTCGCTTGTTTTTTGAGAGCTTCTTTTGATCGCTGTGGAAGGTGATCCATTGTGTTGGGTGTCGCCCACATTTCTTCCGATGATCCAAACTCTGTCTCGTCTGTGAGGTGCGTCAGCGGCACAAGCTGGAACAATGAACGGCCTTGCGGCGTAGCCTTGCCCTTCCAAGTCAGATAGCACCTCGTCG